AACGTTTACCAATGGCCCCACAACACTAATAGTGCCAACAAAGTATACGAATAAACTACTACAGTAATTAGGGCGTAGTATATCACGAGGGGCCCCCCTATTAGAGATACCCTAAAGCTTAAGTAGAAGAAAAACAGGAGAAATCATGACAATTCAGTTTTTTTGGAACAACAAATTCATCTCGAAGCATAAAACTAAAGAAGAAGCTTTTAAACAAGCATTAAGTTTTATGAAAGATCAAAACTTTGGATTTTGGGAAAAATACTCATGCTCTTTTCTAGATACAACTGATCAAGAATCAGAATCGAGGCTTTATAAAAAATTCGATGATTGGATTTGGGACAATTGGGATAGTTGCATAATCTAACTCTCACGGGTTAGGAATGCAGGATATATTAGAGTTAATCGCACAAAGAACTCCTATTAGGAATTGAAACTATGTACTATAGTCGTAGTCGCGTGCGCTTTATCTAATCCTTATTAGGGATACCCTGAAGCTTAAGTAGGGGAAAAGCAATCAATATGTACGGCATCGACAATGATCGCCCAGATATTCAGCGAGCTTATTGGCTAAGTGAAGGGCAAAAAACCGATAATTATTACGATAAGATGCGTATAAATGTTCCCATTGCATCTTACGCTGAGAATGCAGAAGGAGCAACTAAATTATGCGACTTAGTGATTAATTTAGTAAAACACCACGGATGTGGTCGTCAATTAATATCTAAAGAAAACTTGTTTTTAGATGTTAATTGGGATGAAATAGAAGAGTATATTGCTTTACAAGTAATCACTCCCAAAGGGTGGGATCACCCTTTGACTAATTCTGAAGATATTGTCGTAACACATAAGGAGGACTATTGTATGTGCGATATATCTGTAGAATTATTTGATCGTGATTCTTAATTTAATCAGCGTAGAGATTGATACGGTGATGTGGCCCAATAATGGGGCCCGCAGTGTCCAGCTGATGAGATACCTATTCGACACACTGAAGCTACAGTATACAGAACACGAGGATGGGTTTATGATCAGGTTGCATAAGTTAGTATATACTGATGGCTCTACGGTACTAATAGTGCCAACGGCATATACAGATAAACTACTACGTTAATCAGAGGCGTGTATACAGCGTAGCGTAATCAGCATAGTGTAGTATATCACAAGGGGCCCGCCTCACTCTCATCTACATACAGCTCTAATAGACTACATCTATTATCAATTACCTCCCCGCTAACAGGGAGGTATATAAATAGCTAATCAGCTCCATAAGCGAGGTAGCATCTCCTTGCACTTATGTATATACCAGTGGCCTTCAGGAGGAGTGTTATCTAATGCTTCCTGGAATAACATATCGCGCACCCCTTGTACAGTCATAAATGAAACAGGCTCGTGCAATAAACGTTGTGCTTGAGGGGTAATGCTGGGCCCCACAAATATGAACTCAACTGGTGTATCAAAATGATTATTGGCTAGTTCTATATAACCCTTATCAGCTATAGTAGATACTACGTCCTCTACGCCAATAGGGTTAATCTTAATCTCAATGACCTGTGTCTTACCATTGCTAGAACGGCATAAGTCAAAGCGGCGAGTGCGGGCCCGACTCTCTAGTGTGTTGATTATTGTTAACTCTCTAGTGAAAGGGTTAGTAGTATAACTAGCTAATAATACTAGATCCATCTGTAACTCAAGCTCAGAGTTATAGGTGGGGCTCAATGTCTCTACGTTACGTATAGGTGCAGCTTGTGGTGCAGGTGCTGTCTTAGTTCCCTCTACACGAGAGAGAGCGGGGCCCAACCTAATATTATTATGGAGGGCTATACGCCCATAAGCCGCTGTCCAATTACATACCCATAAGTGATTATTATAGTAATTGACATCGTAATAAGTACATAGTGCTCTTTGAAATGGTTTAATAGCTAAGGCATCTAATTTAATCAAACGTGGTTTAGGTAGGCCAGGTCTATCTGCCCAGGTGCGTACAATAGGGTTAAATAAGTTCCTGACATTGCTAGTCGACATCTTGAGTCTTTGCGCTATTTCAGGCATTAAGAAGTAAGCATCTTTACCGTCTCTATCAGGTACCCAGGTGAGTTGGTATTCATCAACCCAATGAACTAATTGGTCTAGTATGGGGCCCGCGCAATTAGGGTACTCCTTAAGAATGGCCGTAGATAAATCTGGTAGTGCAGCTGGCATATTTGAATCCTAAAGTAATTATTCTAATAATAGCATACAACCATTAATAGCACACAAATTGACTTGTGCGCTATTAATTAAACAAATAGTTACTCTACGATCTTTCTATGCGGCTGTATGATTGGCATTTATTATACTAAGCATTTTATCTGCTTCTAGAATATCACTCTGCTGCTCACTGTTTGGAAGCATGTGATAATTAGTATTCATCTGTCTGGCCCACCTCTTTACCAGTGATGCAGGTATCGTTACAGAGCCGTCACTATTTACTATAGATTTTGAAAAGAGATAGCGCATCTACCTTGACCAAGCTTCGTGGGCATATTCTGCAAGTTTTTCTCTGAGCACAAATAATCTCCAAAGATTAAATCAATTAATAATCTACAAATAATTATAATAGCACACAAGCTAACTTGTGTGCTATTAGTATATCGCTGTTAGTATCAATGCGCTACTAGTCTCCTAATCCAGTGTACGCTTCTCTTTATGCTTTATCAAGCTCATCAGTTAATAATTTAATATGAGACTTTAACTCATACACTTCATCTTCTAAAGCTTTAATTCTCTCCACTTCAGTCATATTGGCGACTACGACACTGCCATTAGAATCAGAAACAACATAAGCTTTTAGCGACATAATTACCTCTTGGCTTTACTATATTCTATCAAATTTAAATTAGTTTTAACTACAATAGTGAGCATCTATTATTTTCTTTACTACAAACTAAAGAAAATCAAGACAGCGCCATACAAATGTACTGTTCTTTTAAAAAAAGGACAACTTTAAAAATAACCACCCTAGTTGCGCTGATTAATTATGAACATCATTCTTAATGTTATTTTATCTATTGTAGTACTCACAATACTTGTACTAATTGTTGCTTTTATTATGGTTTATACAATTAGTTTTTTTGATGGGTTTATTGAAGCTCTTGAAGATTTTGTCAATACTCGAAAAAATAAATAATATAATCCCTCTCTAGAATAATTCGCTGATACTCAAGAGAGGGACCATACGCTAAGTCAATTAATCAGTGGCAAGATTTTACCACTCTCTTAAGAGAGTAGAATAGCAATAAAGTCACTAGGTAGATTACAGATCTGAGCATACCCAGCCCATTGACTTTTATGCTCCAGCGCGATGTTAGGAGCGACCAGGCCCCAAACCATTGCAAAAGATTCTGGCCGTCCCAGACTTGCTTGAGATAGAGCTACTTGTAGACTCCCTGCAAGTAGTGGATTTAAAGGAACCAATTGTTGATAGAATTGGTTGAACTCGACATCTACTAACATTAGCCGGGCAAATTCTACCCAATCAGGAATAGGAAGGGAAGGAGGGATTAGTTCTAATACAAACTCGGCCCCATTCCAGCCCAATTGATAGATAGTTGGATCATAGTCTGGCACTTCAACTGGAAGGTAGCCAGCATCGGCTATCTCTTCAGCGGTGTAATTTCCCCCAGTACGAGTGAACCCGTTACTGAGAATAATTCTATCTGGTAGTTGTTGAGGGTATTGCCCTCGTAAAGAATAAAGAATCATAATTACTCCATATAAGTGTCGGTTTCAGGATTAAAGTTTGTTAGATACCTAGCAACTTTAGTCACTCTAAAATTGTCGATATTGCCGCCCCAGCAAAGACTGGATGAATATACTCCAATATTATAAAAGGTTTGAAGATAGTTAGTGCTATTAATGGCTTGATTGATTAAGGTTCCATTTAAATATAATTTTGCTTGACTAGTTCCAGTACCCTCGCGAACATAAGCAAGGTGGAACCAACTATTAAGGGGGACTGAAGCTATATTGGAACTACCCGCCACTCTTAAGTAATTACTAATAGCAGATAAAATAACAGTAAAAATGCTATCACTTGTCCCAAGCGATATAATTCCATTATTAGAGCGAGATGTAGCGGCAAATAACCACATCTCAATAGTAAAATTCCCAGTTCCCAATGCTAGGTTGGGATGGGTGACACTTAAATACCCGTTTGTGCCAGGAAATAAGCCAGAAGCAGACCCATATTTAGATTGAGTGGTACTCGTTACTACACCCGTGGTTCCCAGTCGCGAAACTGGTAGTAACAGTGGACCACTGTCAGCAAACACGGTTCCATTATTTAGTCCCTCAAACCTAAGATCGCAAACAACATTATTAATAAAAGGATCACTGGATTGAATCCAAAGATTCCGTCTTTGTCGATTGTAAACGTCAAGAACACTCCAATTCCCCGGTCTATTGGCTCCATCCCAAAGGGGTTGAGAGCCCATGAAGCCACCTTCACGTGTCATGGCATAAACTCCGAACAACCTATTAACATATCTATTACATTAGGGGCAGAAGCTGAAGCCCTTAACTTCTGATTCGGCTTGATGATAATAGGGCTAGAAATAGGAACAAAACTGGACCCAACTGGGATAGGTATCGTAAAGCTAATGAAGCACAAAGTCACGTTTTCGCTATTAGTTAAAACCAGATTTAAGTCGGTTGCCGTCGACGCCCTATTACAACAAAGAATTGAGAAGACAGATACGACTGATACGCCGCTAGGAGGGACGTACACATCCTGAAAGGATGTCGTCAGTCCTGAAAAAGTAGCGTTATTTAGTGCCATTTATTATCCTAATCCTATAGCTAGGAGGTACTCGTAAGTAGCCAGAGAGGTAATTTCAGAGCCGCTGCCGCCCCCACCCTCCTGATTTATAGGATAAGCCACGCTTCCCGTAGCATCGGCGACATAAATCATGATTCCACTCCCTACTCTGACAAAATAAACGGCATTAGGCGTTAAAGTAAGGGGGAGGCCTCCTAATACTTTTTCAGAGTGAAAAACTACCATGCAATCGTTCCCTCCCATGCAGTCTTAGGCAAGGCATTATTATAGGTAAAAAGTCCGTCAGCATTTTCTCCTATTTTATTAAGTTGGCTCAAATTCCCATTGTGAACGTGGCTATTAGATACTGCCGTATCGATAGCACTAGGAGAGCTAATAGGCCTTCCCTGAATATTAGCCCACTGAAGAATTAGATCGAGTGATTCCGCTTCACTTATTTTAATCCAAGAAGTTGTAGAAAATCGATAGATATAAGTGGCTGCGCCGCTTGCCACAGTGGCATCGCCAGTTGCGTCTAGTACCAGAACCTGAGTATTCTCAGTTGGAGATAGGGCATTTCTAGCTGCTATATTAGCTACAATCGGCATTTCGCCAGCTAATCCAGAAATTGAAGCATCGATTAAAGACTGAATATCGGTGTCTGTCAGTAGTCGCTTTAGAGCAGTCCCAGAAGTATTGCTTACATATATTTCAATATAGTTCGGTTTGCCCTGAGGCGCAACAAAAAACACAGCGTTACCCTCGCAGGGTAGCGATGGGACTGCAGTTAATTTAGAGGGCTTAAAAGTTGTACTCATATTTTTACCAGTCTGTAACAATCCATTGTTGTTTTAGGCTATCGAGCCATTCTTGCTCCGTGCCAATAAAACTATTGTCCAGGGCTACTTGATAAGCGGATAGCCCAATAGGGCCTTGCAGTTGTCCGCCATTAATCCACGCTATACCCGACCAAGTGTAAAGAATACCTTGAATTAAATAACCATGTCCTATAGAGGGGTTAGTAGGCAGATCGCCTATAGAATTAAGATTACCTTTAATTAATAGAGGCGGACCAGGCGGGCCAGGAAATCCAGGAGGAATATCTTTAAGCACTAACGCACTTAGACGCTGTTCTCCCTGAAGACTACCTATCTTGTCGCGTATACCAATAGCACTGGCAGCCTCTGATAGATTACCTCCACCTATGGTGATGAGGTCGCTGGGCGTATCCGTTATTATTAAACTGGTCTGACCCGAATCCGGGATTACTAGAGTAATTGGTGGGCTCATGAGAGACATCGTTGATTATAATTTACACATACAGGATTAGGCAGGCACTAGGCAGGCATGCACTAACTAAAACTATGCGTGGCTAGTTTTATAGCAAAGGCTATTCACACAAAACACAGTCATAATATGGCTGACGTTCTAGATTACATCACTATCTATGTTTCATAGCTAGTTATAATTCCTGCGGAAGGTTTATCTTGTGGCATCCACGACACACTCTACAGCGTGACGGCTTTAGTTGATTTGTCTCTAGAGTTGCCGACAACGAAAGAGATATGCAATGTTTACAAAAACAATAACGCCCATTTCAGCGTAGAGGTTATAAAGGTGGCTATCACTTTTACAGCATTTGGTAACAAGCAATTAAGTCAAAACGGGAAATTATTCCCGTTTTATGTTAACACTAGCATTAACAAAGATTATGAACATATACAAAAGATTGGGCGCAAAAACGGTATCTTTGGTTAATATGTGGAACGCAAAACCTCCGTTTATCGGGGAAGACGGTAATCCCTGTGAAGAAACTGTAAAATGGGCATTAAACAAACAAGGTTTTGTCGATACAGATAATATTAAGTTTGATTCTTGCTGTTATTTAAAAGATGCCTGGACGGATTCTGTTGTCGCTGTCGTTCCTGCTACAGCTACTAGAAATGAAGAAACGATCTACTTGCATCCTAGTCTTAGCGGTATCTTAGGGGAGTTTTACGCTGAATGTTGCCGGGTCGATAGTCAAGAAATTATTATCGGACCATATCAACCACATCAAATAGAAAAAGCTTTTGATGACTGCATAAAAAAAGCGCAAGATGTACTTGAGTACATCAAAAGTAAGTGTATTTATACCAAAGGTGCTAATCTTGATAAAAGATTTACTTTTTTACATGATGATGGCTGGTATTGCGATGGTATAAAAGTTGTTTTTTTGCCTGTTAGTTTTAATTGTCTTCCAGCAATTAAAGGATTTTTCTATTTACCTCAAGAGTGATTTGTAACCTTATGATCTTAATTATCTCTCTTAGAACAGAAGATTTTAAAACTTTAAAATCTTCTGTCTTAAATCTTGTTAAGTTACAAGATTACTCTCTATCAGGCATACCGCTGACAAGAATAGCTTTAATCTGTGATAAGCATCCTAAGATAATCAAAAAGCAAGGGATTAACAGAAATAATTCTCTCAAATAGTTGATATTTCTGGGAGAATATCGTAAGACAGGATCAAGTAAACAAACACACAAGAGGTAACAAAACATGACTTCTATTAATTTTTACGAAAGAACGGCGCTTATCAAGCGTATCGAAAACAATCTCAATAAAATTAACCAAAGATATTTTGAGGGAGGCCACGTGATATTATCAGTGACTGATAACGGTGATTACCTCACTGTCAAAAAACAAGGTGTTTACTTAGCAGATTATGACACTCAAAAGCTTTTTGACGCTCTAGAAGATTTTATTGAAGAAGTTCGGGAGCTTCTTAGTTCTCCTTATGACCTATGGGACTATTTAGATTATTGCAAGTACACGCCAGAAGATCAAAACTCTGACAACTTAAGCAAATTAGTTGAGGAACTAGAAACAAAAAATGAAATTCTGGAGAAAAAAAATCAAGAATTAGAACAGAGCAAAGAATACAACGAAGCATGGATTGACAACTTAAAACAAAAGGTTCACGATTTAGAATCCTCAGTTTGGCTACTGCAACAGGAAAATAAGCGACTAAAAAATCAATTAGAGTTAGGAGTAAAAGTGATGATTAAAATTGAAATGGTAAAAATACCATCAAGTCAGGATCAAAAAATCAGTAGTTTTGCGATTGGGAAATATCCAATTACTCAGGCGCAATATGAAACAGTAATGGAAACCAATCCCTCTCGGTTTAAAAATAATCCACAAAATCCGGTAGAAAAGGTTAGTTGGGATGACGCTCAAGCCTTTTGTCAGAAATTAAGTCAAATAACTGGCAAAACCTATCGTCTACCAACGGAAGCGGAGTGGGAATATGCTTGTCGTGCAGGGACAACCACTCGCTATTATTTTGGTGATGATGCTAATCAGTTAGGAGATTACGCTTGGTATTACGACAATTCTCAGCAGACAACTCATCCTGTGGGCCAGAAAAAGCCCAATGCTTGGGGACTGTATGATATGAGTGGCAATGTCTGGGAGTGGTGCGAAGACGGCGTGAATCGGGGCGGTTCTTGGTACAGCAATCCTGATCTCTGCCGTTCCACTTACTGCTACTACGATAACTACAGCCTCTACGAACGCATCAGCGATTACGGTTTTCGGGTAGTCTGTGACAATTAGTCAATTATCAGCAGTAAAAACAATGATCATTCAACAAGTCACTTTTCTCGCTAAAGACTTTGACAATACTGAATATCAATTTAGTGGCACCCTGTTTCCTAATGGTGCTGTAATGGTTTCTTACGCCCATACCAACGACGGTTGGTTTGAGAGTCTTGAAAGTGTTGACGCTTGTGGAAATGCAAGTGTAATCAATTGGGAACTAGGGAAAAAGTCTCGAATGTCAAGGGCTTCTGTAAGAGAATCCCTAAAAGGTGCTGTGCGAGAATTTGGATCAGACAGAGGTACAAAAAAAGGATTTAAGTTGCTTTGATTATCTTTTAGCGTCAGTTAGTTATTAGTCAGTAAAAACATAACTAGGAGTAAAAATGATGATTAAAATTGAAATGGTAGAGGTACCATCAAGTCAAGATCAAGAAATTAGTAGTTTTAAAATTGGTAAATATCCAGTAACTCAGGAACAATATGAAGTAGTAATGGGAGTTAATCCATCTTATTTTCAAGGTAATCCTCAAAATCCAGTAGAAACTGTTAGTTGGAACGATGCCCAAGTTTTTTGTCAGAAATTGAGTGAAATAATCGGCAAAACTTATCGCTTACCGACAGAAGTGGAATGGGAATATGCCTGTCGTGCAGGGACTACTACTAACTATTATTTTGGAGATAATTATCATCAATTAAGAGATTACGCTTGGTATTGTGATAATTCTCAGAAGACAACCCATCCTGTAGGGCAAAAATTACCTAATGCTTGGGGACTCTATGACATGAGTGGCAACGTCTGGGAATGGTGTGAAGATGTCAGTTGTCTGCGGGGCGGTTCCTGGTGGGACACTCCTTATGACTGCCGTTCCGTAATTCGCACCTTCTTCTTCCGCCGCGACTTCTGCGGCAACAATGGTGGTTTTCGAGTAGTCTGTGACAATTAATCAATTAGTCAATTATCAGCAGTAAAAACAATGATCATTCAACAAGTCACTTTTCTCGCTAAAGACTTTGACAATACTGAATATCAATTTAGTGGCACCCTGTTTCCTAATGGTGCTGTAATGGTTTCTTACGCCCATACCAACGACGGTTGGTTTGAGAGTCTTGAAAGTGTTGACGCTTGTGGAAATGCAAGTGTAATCAATTGGGAACTAGGGAAAAAGTCTCGAATGTCAAGGGCTTCTGTAAGAGAATCCCTAAAAGGTGCTGTGCGAGAATTTGGATCAGACAGAGGTACAAAAAAAGGATTTAAGTTGCTTTGATTATCTTTTAGCGTCAGTTAGTTATTAGTCAGTAAAAACATAACTAGGAGTAAAAATGATGATTAAAATTGAAATGGTAGAAATACCAGCAAGCCAGGAGATCAATAGTTTCGCGATTGGTAAATATCCAGTGACTCAGGAACAATATCAGGCGGTAATGGGAGTTAATCCATCTTACTTTAAAGGCAATCCTCAAAAGCCAGTGGAAAGTGTTAGTTATAATGATGCCGTAGCCTTTTGTCAAGAACTAAGTCAAGTAACTGGTAAGAATTATCGCCTCCCCACAAAATCAGAGTGGGAGTATGCGTGTCGTGCAGGGACTACTACTGACTATTATTTTGGAGATGATGCTAATCAATTAGGAGATTACGCCTGGTATGAAGACAACTCTGGGCTGGCAACCTATCCTGTAGGCGCAGCAAAATCACCTAATGTTTGGTTGATAACCCATCCTGTAGGGCAAAAATTACCTAATGCTTGGGGACTCTATGACATGAGTGGCAACGTCTGGGAATGGTGTATTGATAAGTGTCTGCGGGGCGGTTCCTGGAACAGCTGTCCTTATTACTGCCGTTCTGAGTTTTGCGACTACAACTTCAGCCTCATCCGCTACGACGATGTCGGTTTTCGGGTAGTTTGTGACAGTTACTAATCAGGTATTTATTAGTTATCAGTGTTCACTCATTATTTAGGAGTAAAAATGAAGATTCGTATTGAAGGTATTTGTGGGTGCAGTAAAGTCGGTATAATTATCGACTCAAAATATATACTGTACGTAGCTTATATTTACGAAGATGTATTGCCTTCGCGACAATTGGATACAGAAAACCAGTACTATGTAGTTTTTGATCCCACTATTCAACTGCAACCAATTATAACTACGCTTGAGTTATCACCTGGATTGCATCAATGGAACAGTTGATTTATCAGTTATCAGCTATCAGTAAACAAAATAACTTAGGAGTAAAGCAATGACAATGATAGACATAGGACAATTTGCTAAGATTGAGATAAACTGGTACGAAACAAAGTCATATCCGTTTCGATATTCAGAAGGCATTCACTATTTTATCCAAAAGGATCAGGGATGGATAGTAGATGAAATCGCTAAATGGGTAAGAGAAACTCATTTTAAAAAAGACTTTCCCTCGGTTATCGATTGGAAGTTAAAAGTAACTTATCAAAACTCTAAAGATAAGATTCCGTGGGAAAATCCAAGTCATTCAGCTACACTAACCTGCGAGAATCGCCAAAATGCCATGTTTAAATTTAGCTTTATGACAGTATTTCCAAATACTGATATTGAGTTATATTACGATGGTGGTCGTATAGATGAAGTTGACTTTTGTTTATTTGATATAGCCTACCCTTCTAAAACGGAATTAATGCTTGAAGAAGAATGGGTGTATTTACTTGGCGCCGCATCTTTCTTATTTGGTAGGTAATCAATTACCAGTTATGAGTTAGTAATCTTTAATCAAACAAAAAAATGAAACCTTTGCATAAACTGGGTAAATATCACAATCTAGAGAAGCTAAACAGCATAGCAACCAATTTTTGTTTTACTGATAAGTTTCCTACAAAACATAATTATGTAAACCCTCTCTATAATGAGTACGATTACTCTTATACTTTATGGGCTACTCTGGGAGTAGAATGGCACGTCGACGACATTTATAAAGATAAAAAATACTCAATTATTTTAGTCGTCGAAAGCGCCAATTATGAACTTTATGCATCATCAGTAAATAATCAAAAAATAGAAAAACTCCTAAAAACAGATTGCGACACCACTTTTAGGAGTATGGATGAGCGAATAGATAATCTGTTAGTTCGCAGAAAAAACACTCAAAGGCTAATATTAAAAGCAGGGGATATTTTGCTGTTAGATATTTCATACTACCATAAACTAGAAAATACAAGGAAAACAGAAAACCCTTTTATCTTTATTAGTTTAGACATTGATTTTATCCCAAAGATCAAAGAAGCGGTCAAGGTTGTCAATTATTTTGTTTACGATTTTTTGTAATCACGCTAATGAGTTGGAGAAAATCAATGAGCCAAGAAATTTACTATCACGCGCCCACAGAAACTGATATTTCGCTAATGTCGGATAAACTAACAGATATAATCGGTAATACAGTTTTCCCTTTTCATCATTCTGATAAAGACAAACAACGAGAATTTTTTGATCAAATGCTTGAAGACTTGCTATATTTAACTAGCAAAAAAAGCATTATTTAATGGCAACCCGGGCATTAGAAACAATTAAAGCCTTGCTGTCTGAGTTAGGTTAGTGCGAAATAAGCAATCAGTTCTTGTAATTAATCAGGAGTAAACCAATGAACATTAAACCTCAACTTAAAGGCAGTATTCGGCTATTTTTAGAAGGTTCAGAAGATGGGCTCCAGCGCCTAGTAGATTTACATCAATCAGGGGAATTGCAGTCCCTTCTCAATGAACTTAAACCAGACGATATACCCGAAATTGTTGTCACAAAAGCAGAGTTCACTACAGATGCAAAAGTTAAAGTCGAGTTCACTACAGATGCAAAAGATTGAAAAAGCTGAATTAATTAAGGCAATTCGAGAAGGAACAATCGATAAGACAACTCTACAACAAGTTGATTTAAGTGGGGCTGACCTGATTAAGGTTGACCTGATTAAGGCTGATATGAGTGGGGCGGACCTGAGTGAGGCTAAACTGAGTGGAGCTATTCTGAGAGGGGCTAAACTGAGTGAGACTAAACTGATTAAGGCTGATCTGAGTGGGGCAGATCTGAGTGAGGCTAACCTGTGGGGGGCTAAATTAAGAAGGGCTAACCTGAGTGGAGCTAAACTAATAAGAGCTGACCTGAGCGCGGCTGACCTGAGTTGGGCTAACCTGTATGGGGCTAAGTTGAGTGGAGCGGACCTGAGAAGGTCTAACCTGAGAAGGACTGACCTAAGTTGGGCTGACCTGAGTTGGGCTAACCTGAGTGGGGCTAAGCTAATTAAGGCTATCCTGAGTGAAGCGGACCTGAGAGAAGCTAAACTGAGTGAAGCTATCCTGAGTGAAGCTGACTTGAGTGAAGCTGACCTGAGTGGGGCTGACCTGATTAAGGCTATCCTGAGTGATGCTATTCTAAGTGATGCTATCCTGAGTTGGGCTGATCTGAGTGGGGCTATCCTGAGTGGGGCTGATCTGAATGCAGCTATTCTGATTGAGGCTAATCTAAAGGGGGCTGACTTGAATAAAGCTAACCTGAGAGGGGCTGACATTGAAGACGCTATCTTTATCGATACAACGGGGATCACCCCTGAACAAAAGCAGGATTTAATTAGACAAGGAGTAGATTAATGACACATCAGAAAGAATTAATGAAAGATTAGAGTTTAGAGCGACAAGTTGAAGCTTTATCTATCGTGGCTCCTAATTTACGTTTTTTCATGAAATATAACCCAGAAGAGTTAATGGCATTAAGACAAAGTAACTAAGATGCTTTTGACCTTTTTGCATCAATAATGATGGATCAAGCAGATGAAATAAAAAAAGGACAGTTGATAAATGCTAATGGTTTAATTTTAGTTATCAGTTATCAGTAAAAACTAGCACAATTAGGGAGTAAACAATGAACATTAACATTATCAAAGAGCGGCTGTATAAGATTATAATTACAGGTGAATATCTCGAATTATCTCTTGACTCAAAAAATTGGATTGATGGTTTATTGAAAGCATCTGAAACCAACCAAGTAACTAATGATATACTGACCTGGTGGTGGAAAGGGGATATACAAAAAGGAAACATCAATCCTTATCTATCCGATGACAAGTGGAATCTTTCTTTTCTTGACCAGCTTAAATTTTGGGTTATAACTGTTCTTATGCCTATATGTACAGGAGTTACTATTCCTTCTTCTCTTAGAAAAGACTTTGATCTTTTCAGAAAAGCTTTAACACTAGCGTCAATCTTTCTAGTAGAAAAAAGCTGGTATAAAGAAATAACCGACAATACAACTCAGGGGTAAAAAAATGGACGCTCAAATCTATCAAATACTAATCGATTCAAGCTACGATGAGTTGCCAAGAGAAGTCAAACACTACGTCAACCGATTAGTAACTAAAGTATCGAAAAAACCTTTTGTACTTTCAATACTAAAAGGATTCCATAGTAGCGCAATCAAATCAAACGACGTAGGTGTACTTCTAAGCGGTGCGTTTATTGACTCTGATCCATTTGAAAAAGCAGGGTGTTTTTGGTACTTAAAAATCAAGATATTCCTGTTTGTCTTTTCGCTACTAACAGGTGTGACAATACCTAAGCTTCTCAAAGAAAACTTTTGTCTTTTTCTGCAATCTCTTGTTATAGCTAGTTACCTTGTAAAGGAGGGTTATGTCAATGAATCTCCCTATTATTGGGACTACGAATAAAGTAAGAAGCTAAAAATAACCTAAAACAGGAGTAAACCAGTGGATATTCAACGCGCAATATTGGTTAGAAAACAATACAATAGTTTACCTATCGAAGCTAAACAATACGTTGACGCTTTAGTACAGAATCCTAAGTCAAAATACTTAGAACACTTTTATAAAGCCGCAATTAAAGACAATGTAATGGATACATACATACAATTAAAATACAATGATGTTAATGATGATAATGATGTCAAAATAGATTGGATTTCGTTTGTAGCTTTTAAAGCTTGGTTACTTATTGCCACATTTTTAACAGGCGTTTCTACCCCTAAACGGTTGAAAAAAGATGCTAACTTATTTATGCTTTCTATCGCTATAGCTTCTAGTTTTGTAGTAGAGGGGGAATATAAAGAAATATACGGAACGTCACATATCTGGGGACTAACTTACAAACCAAATACAACTAAGGAGTAAAAAATGATTAGTTACGGAGCTACAATAGAAATCAAAAGTGTTTATGATAATTTACCTAAATCAACAAAAGATTTTATCGCTGATTTAGTCAATGAAGCAAAACAAAAACCACAGTTTTCAGCATTACTTAAACATTGTTACTACCGCACTATTGCCAATGGGCTAGTTTATGCGTTCGGCATAGTAAAGGAAAATACAGTACTGTATTTTCGTGAAGTTCTCAAAAATCAACTACTGTTAACTATAGTAACATTGTTTCTAAGAGTCGATGTTCCTGACCAGCTTAGAAAGAATACTAATCTTTTTGCGGTAGCTACTGCAATAGCTTCAATTATATTTGTAGAAGGAGAGCTAGATGGTGTATACTTTCTCAGTCTAGAGTATTTTAATCTAGAAAATACTAAGTGTGCACTAAAAGAGTAAACATAATTCAGAATACAGAACATCTCACACTAACTTACAATTCTAATGTACCTAGCTAAAACATTGCAGATATCCAGCATTATATGGCAGGCAACAGACTACCAGTTTTTATCATTATACAAACCTACCCCTGAGGAGGGAGGACGCTTTATCCAACTCTGGTTCGAGGATATGGAGCCCCACATTAACTATACGCGGTTACATGCTAGGATGAGTGGTGGTCAGGATAACTCTAATAAATACTACCTAACTAATGTGCTCGAGTTAGGTATAACCGCATGGGGGGCCGACTTCTATAATGATAAAAATTCAGTGGACCAATGGCGTATTCACTACTATAGCCCCACTATACGCCGCCTTGTTGAGAGTATCCCTCTCAATATGCCGGGGGGTAATCTACGCTATTATTGTCAGCTGGCTATGATAGCTAACTCTGAATCCGTTAAAGGAGTATGGGCCCGTCGTACTCAGCATTATCGGCGCGATAGTTATCAGCGCCATAACCATGGTGAGTTCGGTATGACTAAGGAAGAGATGCAATTAGTAGTAGAGAATATAGAGCCTATACTCGATACAGGCCTGCTGATAAAGTGGGGCGATTACTATTATTGGCCCGGCGCACGAACGCGACACTTATTGCTTAACAGCAATAAGGAGCTCCACATCATGGGCAGTGATGCTCTCGAGATAGGTAGACTTAAACAAGGGAGGAGACGAAATGCAAGATAACGCAGTTGATGTCGTGAAGGCGTGGGCCTATTAGAATCTAGGTCTAGATTCCAATAATAAATTTATTGAAGTTCATGTCAATCGATCTAGTTACGTAGTAATCAACAATACTAGAGAAGACCGTCCTGATGATAATGATGGTGATATGTACTTCCTATCATATATCTATGATAATGTAAATGTCTCTATCTTCCTAGCCACTAATGGAGATGTAATTGTCGTTCGTGATAGAGTCGATGAAAAGGGCGACCCCTCTATATTAATCGGCAGTATAGACGATATTATAGATGGTAAGTCTCTCTCCCCTGCAAGCCATATTCTTAAAGATTACCATGACCCCAGAACAGATTCAGAGACTACGCAACAATAATTGGATCCTAGATAACCCCCAGAGCGTATCGGATAGAGAACTCGATTGGATACAAAGCGTACTGGCCCTTCGAGAATACTACAAAGAGACTGGTAGAGAGTTAACCCAGAGCAATATAGACTGGATTAACACCTTCCTCCTCTCTAACTACGACGAGAGCGTTGTTGATCCGCCTCTCGAGCAGCCCGAGCTGCCTCAGGAACAAACTTAGCGGCCTTGTTAATAACACGGGCCCTCTCCTGCTTAGATAGATTCCCATGGCCCCGCAGTTTAAGAGCACTCAATGCGCTGCGCTTATCGAATATAGGGAATCTATCTTCTACTGTGCCGTACTCGGCCCGCGCTTCTGCCGTCACATTGCCCTTCTTAGTTCTCTTCATTTATGTTGTTGACTAGATACGGTTATGCTGACAGATGGGCGGGCCCTAATAGTAAACTTAGTAGTAGTCCCAATATAGAAAATTCTATATTGGAAAACATTTAATTATCTTGAATGTCAGGGTAAAGACTGTTCGGCTGAGCTCACGACCGAAGCCCTCGCTAAAGTGAGGGAAGTGTTAATTAAAGTGCTACAATATTAATGCCCTCACGTCAACGAGGGACTAACCATTTATTCGACGGCGATTTTGGAGATGACTATGAGTAAGGCATTGGATGTGACCAGCACTGCAGACGCACAAACTGGTAAGGTTTCGGACATCAAAGTTGTTGGCAATTGTGATGCATTCCAGCTTCTCTTTAAAGCCAGCAGCAAGGAACAAGGTTGGATGAAGTCGTGTAAAGCAATGGAGACACCAGGTGGATGCGTCGTGCAAGTGACAACACAGCAGGGCGACAATGTGGCTGAAGCGTTGACGTTTGTTCCAGGTGTCAAGATTGCAGAAGACATCAACGGCGGACGAAAGCTCGTTTCGCTGTAGTCTTTGGTGTTTGTTTGATGGGCGGCATCTTTGGGTGTCGTCCGTCGAACAAGGAGTCAATATAGCTAATTCTAGTTTACAGCCTTTTGCCAGCTTGTTTAAATTGCTAGATCGTGCTAAAATTAAATGAAGTGGAGAATTTATGCCGTACATCCAAACTAATCTAAAACTCACTATTAGTCAGTATCATTATTTGCGCGAGCTAACGGCTGGTATGAATAGTGATAGTCGGCGTTTATTCATCCACACGTTTTTGTGCCAGCGCCAAATGCGTGCTAAGTCTGATTACCACGCGTGGAAGGGAGTGCCGTTGCCTCGTAAGAGCTTCATTCACGTTTACTGCAGAAACTATAACTGGGAGAGCGTAGAGGCGTTTATGACGCGGGCCCCCTATTACGCTAAGGAAGGAATCTGCTTCCGCTACCGTATTCACGAGCACATCATCGATACCTTCATCGAGAAGGGAGAGGATTTACTATTGAGCCCCTCTCGACTACAGGATCAGTGGTTCGTTGATGCAGATGGCCGTCCGCTTCCTAAGCTTAATAAGCCGCTTAGTAGCGCACCGCCAACACAAGTTGATTTGGGCTACGGCATCGCGTGGCTGATACGACAGCGAGATAGAATAGAGAGGACTCGCGATAGTCTGAGTAATGCTGAGCTGGCTAGTAAACGGGCCCGCTACCTTCATAACCTAAACTGCTATCAGGGTATACTCGAGCGCGTGACTAGTATCGATTACACGAAACGTCAGGCAGAGTACTCGCAAGAACTAACCCAGCCTCACGAGGGGCTCCGCGTGTACGAGAAAGGGGGCGGCCTCCAAGGTGCTAGTCGTAACTTCAGAGAAGTGCTGCTAATATCCAGCCCTGTCATTAACTACGACGTCGTGAAGTGCCACGCGACGATTGCTCACCATGAGATGGAGAAGCTGGGTATTAGCTCCCACCTGGATGAGATGCTATCGGGCCGTGTGAGTTCTCCTGATCCCTTACTGTCTGTAGGCACGGTGAAGACAGCTGTGTTAGCAGCAATTAATGGGGCTCGGCTCGTTAAGCGTCTCAGTAGCCGCTTCACTATACCGCGCCTAGTACTAGAAGAGCCGCTCTTAGCTGATAAGGATGTAACCACTAAGACGCGGGCCCTGGCCTGCCTAGTAGGATACCTCAAGGGCATAGCTACCAGCATAGCGAAGTGGTCTAAACTAATACCCAAGCACGAGAAGATAGCCGCCATGTCCGCCCTACTTCAACGTATAGAAGTAGACAGTCTACGAGACATCCACGGCCTCGCATCCAACAATCAGCACGACGGGGCCCTGATCCATAACTCCACCAACATCAGTGAGGTAGAATCGGGCTACCTACTCGTGCAACCGAAGCCCATCTCCGCACCAGACCCCGAAGAAGCAGTCACCGTGTGCGGCCGCCAGATCGAGATCATACCATTCAACGCGGGGTGCGCCAACATCGCGGACATCATCATGGGTGCGGGTACCCGGCTCCAGGCCACAACGGGATACGGAGACTGGGCCCCCACCCCCCATAAGAATACCGTTAGTAGATCAGATAGCAGTGCTGATACATCGAATATCAGCGCCGATGATAGTAATTAATACCCGTACAAGGGGGGCGTGTGCCTTGATTCAACAATACAATAACTTGCCCATAGAATTCATAGAGAGCTATGTTAGCGCCAGAGATGTTCTCAGAGCCATCAATCTCTCTGACGATGCCTTAGAACAGGTCACTAGTCATAACAAGCTTATGAAGAACTCAACAATGGTGCTAGAACCAGCTGGTGTATATCAGCTGGTTCTTATCAATGATGAGATAGACTTCTGGGACTGGTACAGTGACGAAGCACTGGCTGTTGCTAAGGAGTCAATGTTGCGTATGAGCAATTACATGAAGGCTCGTCGTATCCTCAAGGATATTATGGATGCCCCCGATGCTGTCGATAAGCTGTCCCGCATAGTTAATCAATTAATTGCAGCACGAGAGTATAAGGATGATATAACTAAAGATGATGCCATACAGACAGTATGGCAGCAGATAGAGAATAAGTTTAAGGAGCGCTACCATTCTCCTCTTACAGTAACATTCTCTGATACACACGTCGATATAAAGTCTGGGGTTATATACGTCGATACAAAGTCTGAGATTATGCACGAGGCCGCATTAACAGTATGCTACGAGATAGCAGGAGAATATATTGCTTGAGACTGTATTGGCGCTGCCCGCCATTAGACAAGACAGAACAGCACTACCCTTCGTCTTCCCAGAGTTATCCCTCTATACTCTCCTGAGTATAGAAGATGTCATTCCTAACATCACCATAAATGTAGTGGCTACTAGTCCGTGGGCCCAGGGCACACGCTATGGCACTATGTATTGGACTGTTCTGGTAGTGCGTTATCAGAACAGCCCCTTCTTAGTAGTGGGCCGCCGTTACGTGACAGATGGGCTTAATCCTAACGAAACGGCCCTCCGCTATGTAATAGACCAGGACCTCTATCGTACGGCTATCAACTACGCACTACAGCAAGAGACAGAAGAGGTAGTCTTTACTAATAAGGAGCGGCCCCTCGATAAAGAGAAGGCCCAGGCCTTTCATCGTGTAGGGGGAGAAATACGCTTTATAGAGGCCGATGCCCTCAGTTGCACTATTGGGGACATCAATACATTACTTGACATTTTATTATGAAACACCAAAATACGCAATCAAAGAAGGTTCCAGTCTCAGTTAATCCAGATTCAGTTAAACCGTTGCAAAAGTTAGAATTGTTATCATTTAACTTTGAGGTGGTGGGAGTAAATGAGAAGGGTGAGCAAATTAACAAAGAGTCGAAACAGTCCCAATATTTCAGCCAAGATTTAGACAACGACATCACCTTAGAAATGGTTACCATCCCAGGGGGAACTTTCCTGATGGGTTCACCGCAAGACGAGAAAGATAGTTACTATGATGAACGTCCTCAACATGAGGTTAACGTCCGCCCCTTTTTCATGGGCAAGTATTCCATCACCCAGGCACAGTGGAGAGTAGTTGCCTCTCGCAAGGATTTGAAAGTAGAAAAAGACCTTGATCCTGATCCCTCCCACTTTAAAGATAGGGGGGGATCATCCACGCGCCGGGGTAGACCCGTAGAACAAGTCAACTGGTACGATGCCGTCGAGTTCTGCGCGAGATTATCTAAACTAACGGGAGGGGAGTATCGACTACCGAGTGAGGCAGAATGGGAATATGCCTGTAGAGCAGGGACAACAACCGCCTTTCACTTTGGGGAAACCATTACGGGGGAATTGGCTAACTATGATGCCAGTAATACCTACGCCGATGAACCTACAGGAGAATATCAAAACGAAACAACTCCCGTGGGACAATTTCCACCCAATGCCTTTGGTTTGTATAATATGCACGGCAATGTCTGGGAATGGTGCGCCGATACTTGGCACGATAACTACGGTGCGCCGACGGATGGCAGTGCCTGGATAGAAAATGGGGATGATAATCGTTCTCCGTTGCGGGGCGGTTCCTGGTTCAGCTATTCCCGTCGCTGTCGTTCTGCTTACCGCGGCCACAACAACCGTCGCGACTTCGGCCTCAACCTCGGTTTTCGGGTGGTGTGCGGTGCTGGGAGGACTCTGTAGCAAAAAGGAATTCAACTTAGTGCTAGCAGACTTGCAAAAATTAGGTGGCCTATGCTTTCAGCTGCGCCACTGATACTTGATTTGTTAGATATGTAAACTGTGATTAAAGCCATGCAAGAAATATACCATAGGTACCCAGATATAGAGCCTCGTATTAAGAAGAGTGAATATGCAATGTTATCTTATATATTGTGCGTAATTATGCACAATGTAGATGATGTTCCTAGAGATATTGATATATATCTAAGGCGTTTAGGTTATACAGGTTATACAACAGACTAACCAATTATTTACTTTGAATGTAAGGGTTATCTATACGTTTAATAATGCAAGTGAACTATTTGCTTTGCGTTCTTATATATGCCTGGCTATATCATATAACCTCTAGCAATCAATGATTAAGTCGACCTTCAATCCGTTAGCTTAATCATTGATTGCTAGAGGTTAACTGTGCAGTCAGCCGGGAGGCGTTAGTCAAATTAATATTAACCTCACTATCAGGCAACTTTCTGTGGTACACAAGATCAATCACACAATTGGAGTATAGCCATGATTAACATGAAGGCTCACACCGTATATATGGTCGTGAGGCCATATTCACAAAAGAAGAAGATATTAATGAGGGCCGCTCAGGAAGTAGGGGCCCTTTATGTAGAGAGCCCTCATCTACTAGAGAATACGATATCGTATCCTAGCTCTCTCTCAGCGCACCACGTGCTAGTAGAAATTAAGAATCAAGAAGAGGCCGATCAGGTTATAATGATGGCGGGCTGCCATCACTACGGCGTAGGAGAAATACTATTCAATGCCGAGAGCGGCGTAGGGGTTGAGCTCAGTCATCTTATAGAACGACAGGAAGATATAGCGCTTAGTGTAGAGCAAGTGCCCCACTACACTATGAATGATGAGGCCCTAGTAGTAGGGGATATTCATGGTTGTTACGGCCATCTGCGTGCGCTACTTAGAAAGGCGGGCTTCTTATTTGCAGGGGATGAGATTACTCATTACCCCATGCAATTAGTGCTCAATGGAGACTTAGTGAATAAGGGCCCCAGCTCTGCTGACGTTATTAGATTCGTGTACTCTAACCTAGGTCACCCTGACTTCAAGGTTGTACTAGGTAATCACGAACTATATATTATGCAGCACATAGATGATGAGAAGCCTATTAGTCGCTACTTCGATTATCTCACTACAGCTAGGACTAATCGCATGCAGCGTAATATGTTCACTGAGATATATAGGAAGAGTATGCCCTACCTCGTATCCCGTAGTCGTACCTCTGCTGTTCATCACTCTCCTTGCGACTATAAGTATGTGGGTAAGTCTGACCCTGTCTCTATACAGAAACAGATTCACCTACCTAGTATTCGAGGTCAGGCCGATAAGCAGAATACCAGCGTAGATGAAATACTATATCCGTATTTCAACGGCCAGCCGAACTGGCCGTTAGTTGTTAATGGTCATGTCACTACTAAGCGTCCGCTACTAATTAATAACCGGGCTATGATTGATACAGGTGCCTTCCTAGGCTGTTATCTAACAGCAGCTCATGTCATGGGCTCTACCTGTCAATTCATATCCACAGAGAATGTGAACTCCGCGCGTAATACTATGCGTCTTAATCCCATTGCGTCTGCAATACAGGATGCAAGTAGCGTTAGAAGAAACGTGCCTCATTTGGTTAAGGCTTCAGCCTAGTCGCGTATGATGTTACCGATAGCCCCGCGTTCCGTGCGGGGTTATTAACTTATTGTGTAACATTTAATCTTCTTAAACTTATCCATTACCGAGTAAATATATATTAGGTATGGCATCACCAGTAATGGTGAAGGCCGTTGCCTGCAAAGCACAAAGCATATGAATAATCAAACACCTATCGAGAGTTTCTCTTTAGCGAATATTAAATTTGACTATAATGCAGAACCAATCTGGAAATTAGCGACTCGACTTTCTGCTAAAATTCCCAATGAAGAATGGGCAAAACTACCAAAAGATTTAGCCCAAAACTTTGATCATTATCAACAGCAACAGGATCAAAAATGAGATGCGCCCAGACTCAATTACCTACCTTTAACTTTAACAACCAAGAAATCCGCGTTATAATCATTGATAATGAGCCCTGGTTTATAGCAGCCGACGTTTGCGCTGTTCTCGAACACACTAATACGTCAGTAGCTCTACTTCGGTTAAAGGTGTATGAAAAACAATTAGTTGACCCTAAACAATACTTAGGGTCAGTCTCAAATCAATATATATCAGCCATTTCAGAATCTGGCTTATATAGATTAGTACTCAGCAGCCGCAAACCACAGGCAGAGTTATTTCAAGACTGGGTAGTACAAGAAGTACTACCTACCATTCGCAAGACTGGTCGCTATTCTGTTAGTGACTTCAAGATACCTACTACTTATGGTGAGGCCTTACTTGAAGCGGGGCGCCTGGCCTTAGAATTAGAACAAACTAATATCACCTTAGAACAAGTTAATGCTACATTAGAAGAGCAAGCCCCACTAATTAAATTAGCAGAGACGTTGACAGTCAGCGACGCCGATGCTGTCCTAATAGGAGATTTGGCTAAAGCTTATGGCGTAGGTCGTACAACGTTCTTCGATATGTTGCGTGACATTCGCTTTATCATGATGATGCCAAGTCGGCTACCCTATCAGCGACATGTATTAGCTGCCAGAGCAGAGGTGTTCCGCAAAGAGCGCCCCCATCAACCTGGTATCTTTGATAGCGTTACTGTTATAACGGCTAAAGGTCAGTTATACATAGCGAAGAAGTTAAAGCAACTAGAATGTGCTAAGTTAGTAGAATCGCAACTAGAAGCCGCGTACGAGCTTGTAGAATAATACTGTTCTCGTAAACCACAATTACAACTTATTGACTATGACTATTATGAATCTCATTAATTATCTATTGGAAAAACTTGGCAAGGTGCAATTCCGTACACTGCTTGTAGCTATCGGCTTGTTATTGGCCTATAGTCTGACGGTTATTGTTGGCCGCCTTGTTTACGCAGCAGGAGTGTTGGGCCTCGGCGATGCACTCTGCGTGTTAGGTCTATGGCATGCGTGGCGGGCTATCGCAGATCTCGTACCATCAGTTAATCAATTATTAGTTAATCCACCGACTAATCCATCAACTTCTATTAATCTCAAAACTGAAGGACTAGGCGATAAGTAACAACTGGCTCGGCACTTAGTGAGCCTAATTAGGAAGTCGCCTACATAATGCCATGCTCACAGCCATAGTAATTTACTTAGGTAGGGGGCACAATTATTTGTATGATAGGTTAGCAATTAGCTTACACGAGTGTTGGGCTGACATGAGGCCCAACCTACGCTTATCCTATATTTAATTCTGGCCACCTACCTAATCACATTAAGTAGATAACTATGGCTAAGTTTAATTCAGATACAGCGTCTAGTATGGGGCGCCGCGGTGGTGAGAAGACAGCCCAGGATAGAGAGCATATGAGAGAGATAGGTCGTCGAGGTGGACTGAAGGCCCAACAGCGGCTCGCCGAGAAGAAACAGCAGCGTCCATTAGATGACGAGTAGATTATAGGTCACTATATTAACTATATCATTCACCTGCGTGGTATCCATGGCTGTACCCCCCTCCCCTATAAAGTGGACGCTAATGAGAGCTATAGGGCTATCATCATCTAATAGTAGTTGCTGGTATAGGTGTCGTACTCCTATGATATCTAGGTGGGCCCGCTGCTTAAAGCTAAGTAGTATAGAGTTAGCATCAGTCTTCATGAAGGATCGGGTACTGGCGTGTTGCACTAGAGTAGGTAGGTCATAGCAATGGTCGCTAATTAATACCTGTCTATAGAGATTAGCTATACTGCTAATCCCGGGGGCCAGACTCTCATGAGTACACGTCATCTTGAGGAACTTAAGACCAGATATACTGCGACCAGGATTATGGAACTGGTGGAGTAAGACTCTATCGGCCGCCGTTGTAATACGTATCTGGTTGAGTAGATCAAGGATATAGATGTCTTTATCTATAGTGCTAACATGGCGTATCAGATCTTGTATAGCGTACCTGCGCTCTATCTGATTGCGGAACATCCATCGCCCAATAAAGATTATAATAAATAGAGTCAGACTAAACGTGTTCTGCCATAGGAAATCAGTGACCTGCGGTAGAGCTTCCTTAACCAGAGTGTGCGGAGCTAAGTGAATAGTGTAGGCCTTATCATTCTGTGGTACATTCATGTTTGATGGGGCATTCCTCAGGCCTTTAAGTACATCCTTAAGTTAGTGTCTAAGTGCTTCTAGTTTTATATTTATTCACGAGGACTTTGTAGGTGAATTATAATTATGATAATCAATTAGGGCTTGCTTGTATTACTGATACTGAGCGTAATATTAAGGTATTCGCCCCTGTGGCCCGCCCGGGGCAGAGGTATGAGGCCACTATAGCCTATACTATGGCACGATATTCTCGCAGCGCTGAGTCAGTAGAGAACCTACTCAATGAGGCGCGGGGAGTAGATGCAGATAAACGTCTTCATAATATATTCTATAATTATGGTCACGGTAGTGTACAGGGCCTGGCCACGTTATCAGTGTGCTTTGAAGGTATTCCCCTATGGTTTGCCTTCTATCTGTTCAATACTATGCCTCTAGGAGCAGGGCAGGAACGCAGTACTCGTTATCAGAAGATGGGCGATTACTATAGGGTTGGTAATGAGTCCTATGACGAGTCAATGGACTATTTATTCAGTGCATATGAGGAACTCTATGAGCCCACTCGAGAGGCGTTGGCCCGCGCTTACGGCGTAGATATGAGTGATAAACGCCAGGTACAGGCGCTGGATGCCCGTACGCTGGACTGTACGCGTTATCTATTACCTATGGGAGCCCGCACTAGTCTGGGTATCACATCGGATGCCGAGACGTGGAGTCGATTCATCAGTGACCTACTGAGTAATCAATTTAACTCGGGGCCCGATGAGTTATACAGTACTATAGGGCACATGCTGAAGCAACTGCTGGGGGGTTGTCCTGAGCTAGAGGCCCAAGGCTACGTAGCAGGTGCTCCAGGGCTCATACGTCACGCAGAGGCACGGCATGACCTAAGCGCTAGTCTAGCCAATATGGCGCGGGCAGCTCAGTCATCTCTTATTGATAATATGAGAGATGAATATTATCGCTCAAAGCTAGTAATTGTACAGGAGCAAGACTGTGATATCGTTGGTAACCTCGCCCTATTACTTCAGAATGATCTGTATCGGCCGGCCCTAGTCCTATCTACTGGTAGAAGACTATTAGCTACGCTGCGAGAGGAGCTGACTACGTGGCGGCATTACGATAGATTACCTACTCAGTTCAATGCCCCGCATATGTACATGAGTGGTTATATGGATGTGGGTGCGGCCCGCGACTTCAATCGTCACCGCAGTATATGGCGGTACTTTCCTGCCCTAACTAATGTTGAGCTATTACGGGGAGATACTGGTTATACTCTACCACTCTATGTAGAGCACCTCCCTATAGCTAAGCGTTATAGAGAGGTGCTGGATAAATACTACGAGACACTAGATGGCCCCGCCATACAGTATCGTATACCACTAGCCCATAATATACGATACTGTATAGGTGGCACACATAAGCATATGGCCTATGTATGCCAGCTTCGCTCTCGAGTAGGAGGTCATATCAACTATCGTGTGATAGCTAATGAGTGGGCCAATAGTATAGCTGAGGTTAATCCACTATTCGACCTTACTCACATCATACGTGTAGTCGAGAATGGTCGAGATGAGTTCCTGAGTCGTTAGAGCGCGCGTATTAGGATAGTACTAATGTCGAGTTTTGGTACTCCCTGCGGCCACCACACTGTATAAGGGAGGCCGAAGGTAGTAGAACCATCACCAACACCGTATGTAGTACCTAACAATGCGAATAGCGCTGCGTATTGCGTCCTGCTGATATCCTCCCCATCCAGTGGTAACCAATTAGTAGGGTAGCTCCCGGGGGGGCCCGCCCACCAGATTATAGAACCTATTGGGAGGGCCGCCTGGCTTTGCTCGGCTATGGCCTGGTTAACCCAGTCTACTCGAGCTATACTGTCATTAGTAGTGGGCGATACAGTACGGGGGTTGCCCGTTAGGAAAGGACTATCTATATTAGCCTTAGTGTTCGATAGATTAGTTACTTGTGTCTGTAGACTACTTACAGTATTCTGTAATGCTGTTATCTTGGGTATCTCTAGATTGAGCCTGTCGTTTATAGCAGTGATTGAGGCATTGATGGTGGCTATCTGAGCAGTTAGTTGGTTACTCAATGTAGTAAATTGAGCCTGTAGATCACTGATAGCAGTTGTGTTAGTATCGCAGCATGCCTGTAGGTCCTGAATTATAGTTAACTCACCTACGACAGCAGCTAGGTTATTAATTAGATCATTGACTAACTGCTGCAGGTTAGCAATGATCTGCTGTAACTCACCATCACCGAATAGGTCATCGCGTAATTCCTCTAGTTCATTCTCTAGAGTGGCTATATCAGCCAGCATGTCGGCAATAAATGCAAACGCCCGCACTGTGTCAGATAGATCATATATAGTATTAGCTGCCTGTGTTCCCGTATGATTGGCGCGATTAGCAGCCTCTAGAAAGTTATTGTCGAGTTCAGCACAAGTAATAGGACTTCCCTTACTCACCGATAGTATAATTGGCATAGAACTGTAGCTAATGGTTAATATGGTTATACTATCGGTGTATGGCGTACTGTAAGCATTAGAAAGGAGGTATTGGTGAGTAGCGAGGTATGGATGGTAGATATAAGAAATCCTCACAGGGTGCCAATTACTATATATAGCGATTGGCACCATCTAAATGGTCAAGTCCTTAGTCCTAATAGTGGCCTAAGGACTAACTACGAGATAGAGGATGGATACGTGTTATATGTTAGTCGGCTCTATCGAGTTAAGCCTAATGAGATGCCGAGATTGTATGTTGGATGTCGCATAAAGGATTAAATTAATGCATTATACAGTTGAATTTAGAGGTACACGTGGTAGATTGTATACACAGCTTTCTGCTAGTTACACATTTACAGATACCACACTGCCCCGCACGGTTACTCTAACCCTGAGCCCCGGCGCAGAAGTATCAATTGATCTAATCGATATTACTGCGCTACAGGTAATAGCCCTCTCGTGTGAGACAGGTTCTGTTAACCTCACTGTTATTAATAATGGTAGCACTATTATTAATCTACCAAAAGTAGTAGCTGGCTCCTATCACTTTAATAACGTAGACATAGTCAATGCTAGGGTAGAACTAACAGCCGTAGGCACTGCGTCCGTACCGCTACAGTTAGTATACGCCGGCGTAGCATGACCTGTCCACTAGAGTGGCAGCAGGCCTGCCGTAATCTGGATATAGCATGTCATAGATGTAGAGCTGAGATAGGAGAGGGTGAGCTGGCCTATTTACCACTGGCTGGTAGCCCCTCTATTAAGAGTCACCCCGCATATAAGAAGCCCCCTCCGCCTCCTCGCAAGCAGAGTAACACTGCATCGCAGCAGATTAACACTGCATCGCAGCAGATTAACACTGCATCGAAGATAGGGCGCGTCACTGAGAGGCGAGTGTTACGGAATCTAGGTGCAAGAGCAACAGTGGCTAGTGGGGCCATCTTCGGAGACGGGGATGGCTCTATTGTTATAGATGGGGAGACCTGGCGTATAGAGCATAAGACGCGAGTGGCCCGACGTAATACACTAGGCCCTACTGAAGATGAGTGGGCTACTGCCCAGGCGCAGGGGTGCCGTCTATTTATTACTACTCATAATAATCGAAGCGTCGTTACTATGGATATAGAGGACTTTAAGAGCCTAGCCGTATTGCCACCCGAGTTTACGGAGGGCGTTAACGAAGAAGCGCGGGGCCCAACTCACTCGAGCGATGCCGAAGTCGCGGGGCAGCTCGAGTAGCACATTCACTGCCTCCACCTGTAGACCGAGTGCAGCGAAGGTGCGTTCGATGCTCAACTTAACAATACTTACAAAGTACGCGGTGGGGTTCTTAACGAGACGTCCTTGCCGGTTGAATGGAATAGTCTTACCGTGTAGTACACGGCTACCGCACTCACTACGGATTGCTTGAGCCACAAGGCAATTCTCCATCGGCGATACGTAGATAAGGTTACGGGGATGGTTGTTGAGAGGGTTATCATCAATGTGGTGTACCTCTACCTCTCCTCGACGAGCGAGGAAGCCATTGCGGTAGGCCTTCCACCCCCAGTAAGCGTAGGCGACAACCTGATGGAGGCCAACGATGAGTCGCTGGGTATTCGTAACGTGAAATTCAAAGAATCCAACTAGGTGTAATAGCTGATATAAGTGAGAATTACGGGCCGCGCGCAGAACTAGGTAATCCCCCTGTTTAGAAGCCTGATAGGCCTTATCTCGCAGGATTGATTTCAGTGCCTTCAACGCTGCCTTGTTTACGTACCGTATTTGGTTGAACATGGTCAATGTCTGTTAGGTGAATAGATACAACAATACAGCCGTGGTTCTACAACCCGGCTTAGATTAATGTAGATTAGAACTGAGTCACCCCAGAGGCACAATAGGTCTGGCGCACCAGCGTAACGGAGGATGTTTCCCTCCGTCCTACTCGCTGGCGGCGTCCACTAGAGTCAGAATTAACCTACCGCGCTTGATGTAACCGGTGTCAAGTCTTGTACATTTAGCCCTATCTTGTTTACTTGAAATGTCGGTTTGAAGGCTCTCGGTTTTACCGATGAGATGAAAAGCCGACCAGTATAGAACGGCGAAGCACGATTAATATTCTGGGGAGTCTTGGCTCTCCACATATTTTTTAAGTTGATCTATCGTAACGCCACCACAACTAGCCACAAAGTAAGCTCCTGTCCATAATACTCTCTTGTCTTTCCAGTAAATCTTCTTTAAATGGTCACTGTAGTTATCCCACAAAAGCTTGCTTGAAGTAGATTTCAAATTAGCAATTAACCCGCTTAGTAATTTATGGGGGGGATAAGTTAAAAGAATGTGGACATGGTCAGACTCACCGCTAAACTCTACGATACTGGCATCCCATTTATCAGCAATAGACTTAAAAGCCTCATTTAAGAACTCTAAATGTTCTTTCTTGAATACTTTTCTCCGATATTTAGTCACCAACACTATATGAACAGTAAGATTAAACGTAGCCCTGCGGGTCTTAAAGTAATTGGGTTCCATGCCTATTGACAACTTGTACGGTGAGATGATATAGTGATAACATAACACATTGAGAGGTCGGGTCAATGCGAGTCATAGAGTTTAAGGTTAAAGCTACACAACAACAACAAATAGCTATCTTAGAAGCTATTAGAATAGGACAGTTCATTCGGAATAAGTGCATTAGACTCTGGATGGATTCTCACAGAGAAGATAAGGTAAATTATGCTTCTTTTTGCAAATTTGTAACAACGTTGAGTAATGATTCAGACACTCCGTTTGTAGGTAATCTTAACTCTATGGCTCGTCAAGCTAGTGCCGAAAGAGCTTGGTTTGCTATATCTCGTTTCTATGACAATTGTAAGAAAGGTTTAGCTCAAAAAGGCTACCCTAAATTCAAGAAGTTCTCAAGGTCTGTGGAGTACAAAACTTCTGGCTGGAAACTGTTAGAAGATAAAAAGTCTATCCACATAACAGATAAAACTGGAATTGGTAAGTTAAAGCTAGTTGGCTCTTATAATCGTGAAATTCTAGATAAGCCCCTAATCAAAAGAGTTAGGCTTATTAAAAGGGCTGACGGATTCTATTGTCAATTTGTCTTAGACCTTGAACGAGTAGAACTGCTTAATTCTACAGGAAAGGAAGTAGGGATTGATTTAGGTTTAAACCATTTCTTGACCGACTCTAATGGGGATAAAATTGATAACCCTCGTTTCCTCCGTAAAGCCGAAAAACGACTGAAAAAGGCACAGCGTAAACTCTCCAAAAAGAAAAAGGGAAGCCAAAAAAGGTTAAAGCAGAAATCTAAAGTAGCCCGCCTTCATTTAAAAGTTTCTAGACAACGTAAAGATTTTGCCGTTAAGACAGCAAAAGCGTTAATCCAATCTAACGATTTGGTAGTCTATGAGGATTTGAAGGTTTCTAATATGGTGAAAAACAGAAAACTTGCGAAATCAATTTCTGATGCAAGTTGGTCAATGTTCACCGATTGGTTAGACTACTTTGGAAAAATACACGGGAAGTTTGTGGTAGCGGTAAATCCACAATATACAAGTCAAGAGTGTTCTAATTGTGGTTCGATTGTCAAGAAAACATTGTCTGTAAGAACTCATATATGTTCTTGTGGTTGTGTTCTGGACAGAGATGAAAATGCCGCTATCAATATACTTCAAAAAGCAAATACTGTCGGGCGGACAGAAATTCAAGCCCTCGGACAGACTACCCACTGTCTATTAGGTGAAAGCTTAATAGATAAGGTAACTGGATGAACAGGGAATCCCTCGCTTTTAGCGATGGGAGCGTCAATCAGTATTACTACTTAGCGGGGCACGGCGTGCGGAGGTGAAGCGTATGGGTTTACCCTGTTCCGCTCGAACTTCACGGCTCACTGTGTCTTTTAATCTATAGATACCGGCCCCTCTCTGATGCCTACATCAATCAACTGATTAAGGCAAATGAGAGGGCGGTAAATAGGAGGTCATCGGTACCGCCGATAGGCGGTTTAAGGAACCTTAGCCATTCCTTCTACTATTATAGCACAGGTTTTTAATTCTTGTGTAAAATATTTATCACGCAGGGCCCCCTTCATTTGAAGGAGCTTCTCTACCACAAATACACAGGAGATAGCTATGGAAGAGATTACCATAATTGAATTTTTAATTAATTCAATTAAAGAAGAAAAACCTTTGTATAGTGATGAACAATGCTTAAATATAGCTCTAGAAATAATCAGGGCCAATTTTCCTATTTGTGCATCAAAATATTTCAAAGGAGAGACGTGGAAACTATAACAACGGGGGTGGACCCCGTATTTTTATGATTACTACAATTGATTTCCGTGATATCCAGGCTGCATGCGTTAAACAGCTAGACAATATGTGTAAGGATAAGCAGCCCTTATTTATTGTCGACGTACCAGGAGATGTACTCTGGCAGACCTACCTCGATGCCTTCCCCCCACACGAGCGACAGGCGCATAACTGTATGGCCTGTCGACAATTCATTAAGAAGGCGGGGGGCCTCGTTAAACCAGATGAGAATTATAATCTCATCAGTATGTGGAATGTAACTGTACCAGGTTACTTACAGGGAGTAGTTGATAAGCTCAATGCTCTAGTGACAGAGGCCCGCATTCGAGACACGTTCTTATTAGACCGTAGTGAATTGACCGTAGGGCACGCAAGTGACTTGCAGCGTCTAGAGGACGGCAGCACTATTAAGTGGCACCATCTATACTATAAGTTTCCTACAGCCTATGCTTCCAGTGATGTAAATGGTAGTCAGAGTGATGCCCGTAATAGGGCGGCGGGCCTCAAGAGAGATCTAGAAATGATCTCTATTGACTCAGTGAATACTGTCCTCGAACTCATCAATCAAGGCGCTCTCTATCGCGGTAATGAGTTTAAGCCCCTGTTAACTAAGTTTCTCGCCCTACAAGAGGCCAATCGCCAGAATCACCTGCGTAATCCTAATTTTACTAAGGAGCAGCATGAAACCTTCTGCTGGGTCATGTCTGCTAAATTTAGCCATATCCGCAATACAGCCATCGGTACTCTGCTGACTGATATTAGTGAGGGACGCGATCTAGATAAGGCTGTTACATCTTATGAGAGTAAGGTGGCCCCCGAGAACTATCGGCGTCCTACTGCCATCGTCACTGAGAATATGAAGGCTAGAGCCCGGACTGATTTTCTCGCTATGGGCTTCAGTCAATCTAGTCTAGAACGTCGTCAGGCTACTATCGATGATGTCCCTATTGACCAGTGGTTATATGTTGATAGGCTACCAACGATCATCGAGAATGACTTCTTCAACAATATGCTTGTAGTGGCTAACCCGCGTATTACTCAGCAAGATATTAGCTTCAGCGAGTTCCTTAGCAGCGTAGTGCCTCATATCACATCTATGGAGATCCTATTTGAAGATGAACTAATAAATAATTTAGTTACTATGACAGCTCCTGTAGATACGGATACCCCTAGCTTCTTCCAGTGGCCTAATGGTATGGGCTGGAGCTACAATAATCAGTTAGCTGATAGTAGTCGTCAGCGTGTCAAGGCTGCTGGCGGTAAGGTAGATGGGGCCCTGT